AAAAGGTTGGACAACAATACAAAAATGCAGTAGAATATGATGGTGATGTTGGGGATCTTGCTCCTCAAGATTTACTAAACTATGAACAACAATTCTTGGTAAAATGAAGTATTTTTTCGTCGGTTTTATAGCCGTATTTGTCTGGGAATTTGGTCATCCATACATTCCCGGCTTTGTTCCTTCGCATGATCACATCCATGAGTGTGCCTAATTTTACTATTGAGGGTCGCCCCTATCTTGGGCCAGATAAAACCTATGCAGAACAACGTAAATTACGTTTGCATGAATCAATTGATGAATACCTGAATGATGGTGAGGTTGATGTTGATCTCTTCTACAAAGATCTGAGGGAAGGTATTCAAAGTCTGATTGATTTTCATGACAAAATGAAACAAAGGGCTCAGGAAGGTATGGATGCCATTCTAGGTCATAGGCCAATTCCCGAACTGGACCAGATTCCTGGTCTGCCCAAGGGCAACCGCCTATAATGGCCATGTTGAGAGGCACACCACACTGATGATGACTAAAAACCCTTTCATCTTCGTCTTTCTTATTCTTTCTGCTTTAATTATGACAAAAATGGTGTATCAGGGAGAGAGTAAGATTGAACAGATGGAGCGTATCTCTCGCATCTGTGCTACACTTCCACAACCACATCCTGATTGTCAATGATTACTCAAGAAGATCGTGATTTCGTCAACATGTTGTTTGGCAAACTTATCAAACACGTTGACACCGACATGATCGATTTGCAAGACGATGACTCTTGCTGTGATCACATTCAATTCGAACAACTTTCACTCTTTAATTGATGAAGAACCTTCACATCGACCACATCGAAGATTCTATCCTGACTGGTGATCTGTCAGCGATTGAACTTCTTTATAATCCCAAATATATGTCGGTGAAGATGGATGGTTCTCCTGCAATTGTATGGGGAACTGATCCTGCAACTGGTACATTTTTTGTTGGTACTAAAGCTGTATTCAACAAGAAAAAGATTCGTATTGCACACTCACATGAAGAAATCGATCAACACTATCAGGGCCCTGTTGCCGATATTCTTCATGTATGTTTCAAGTATCTTCCTCGTACCACTGAAGTATATCAGGGTGAATTTATTGGGTTCGGTAATGGCACCGAGTTCAAATCTAATCTGATCACCTATCGTTTCTCCGAACATGTTTCCGAGAAACTTATCATTGCACCACACACATTTTACACTGGTGAGGGTGATCTGAGGAACATGGTGGCTAATCCACTATTTGATATGTTCGATCCCCACCCCCAGATCAGGTGGGTTCAACCGAGTCTTGACCGCCTGCGCGGAGAAGGTTCCGCGCCCAAAATTGATACGCGCAAAATCAAATTTCTGTCCAAAAAAGAGGCAGAAAAGCGTAAAACGTCCATCAATTTGTGCATTCAGCAGGGTATTCCCCTGACAGATGAGATTTTGTGTGCCATTCTGGGTGATATTCATCTCGTAAACCTCTATCTTATGGTTCTGGAGATGAAAGAGGAATTTATCGATAGTCTTATCATCACGGATGCTCCAGTGTCCCTGGTCGGCCCCATGAAGATCAAACAAGAGGGTTTTGTTGTCTCGGATGGCAAAACCACAGTTAAGTTAGTCGATCGTGAGGTATTCAGCTGCCTCAACTTTAACATGCCAAAGCACTGGGCAAGTTGAAGAATAGTTACAATGCACTCTGAGACCTAGCCACAAGGCGCTAGAATGCCTTTGTCAACCAATTCAGGACCAATGACACTCTACGATCACATTCTGACCATTTGGGAGGGTAAAACTCCTGATAATTTTGACATTCACTCTGAACTCTATTATCAGATGTTTTCCGAAATTTACGAAGAGGAAGAAGAATGATTTCTGGTTTATTTGTTTTTTCTTTCATGATTCTATTGTCATATACTCTAGAACTCACCTGGCCTGTTCGTAATCACAAATGATCGAATTTCAACACAAACCTCCCAAAGGATATTCATATGAATTTGAACAGTACAAAAGGAATGTGGTTGCTATATGGATTCGCAATCATTCTCAATTCAGTTACAACGGTGGTGCTCCTGTTAAATCTATCTGGGGATTCTACAATTCAAAAACAAGAGAGTATCATGCCCCAGTCAATCCAAAAAAGGTCGGAGATGTAGTGAACATCAATTCAACCACTCCATATTCAGCCATGCAACTTAATCTTAAAGGTTTGGAGGTATTCTTCGTATGACTCAACTGGAAAAGATTGTCATGGCAAAACAACAAGTTGAGAATATTCTGACTCTCATTGAAGATAATGAGTATGTAAGCTACATGAGTTTGAAATTAACAACTGTATGGTATGAACTGGATCGCCAGGAGTCGCTGCTGAAACCAGTTTGCGAAGTGGCACAGGGTGCTGGCACGGCCCCCTGATCCGATGTATATTGGCCATGTTGAGAGGAACACCACCCGATGAACGTCTATCAGATCGAAGTTGACCGCATTGAACCCAGTTGAGGGGCTGTCCACTCTGCCCCTGACTCTGCCCCACTCTGCCCTATACTAAGTTCATCAACACAAGACACCACATGCAACTCCAAACCTCTGCCACTCAGGTTGACTTCTTTCCCGTCGGAACTGGTAAGCGTTTTGTCAAGCGTATCATCTGGCATCCCTCTGAATTGATGTCTCAGGAGATGACTTCTTTCACCACTCGTACCAAATCTGATGCCATGTATGACATCAATCAGTATCTTGCAAATGGTGCCGAGGTGACTGATTTCAATCTTGAAGAATATACTGGTAAGGACTATTCTCCCGTCTATTGCTGATTTTCTGAATTCCTTTTTCTCTAATTCTTCAAACAAGGCACATGACTTTCACTGATGCACTGATTGCCGCTGGTTATGTCTTCGATGAGGACAACTATGATGGTTGCTTTGTAAAAACTGATTCCGACAATTTCATTCATTGTTACCAGGAAGGTGAGGATGAGGGTGAATGGAATTATGTCAAAATGACCGAGGATTTTGATGTTATCTCTGAGGTGACTTTTGATCCTGATTCTAACTTCATCGTCTGATTTTCTGAGTTCTTTCTAATTCTTCTTTCACAAATTCTCATGGGCACTCGTTCACTGATCGGCAAACAACTCAAGGATGGTAGCATCCTGGCTGCATATTGTCATTATGATGGATATCCTGAATACAATGGTCGCATTCTTCGGGATCACTACAATACCGCCGATAAAGTCAACAAATTGATTGATGGTGGTGATATGTCTTGCACCTGGACAAATGTCGGATGGAAGAATGAAACTCTTCCCGAATCTGGCCCACTGCATTATACATCCCGTGGTGAATCCATTGAGTCAAATCAACCCAAACTCTATAAAGATTTGAATGAGTTCCTCTGTGCCGCAGATGATAACTATGGGGCAGAGTATACCTATCACTATACAAATGACCAATGGGTGTGTCATGACATTCGCCCGAATCCTTATACCACAAATAATGTCATGGAAGTCAAAATCCCAGAGGGTTCGGTGAACTAAAAGGAAAAAGGCCCCACGGGGTCTTTTTTTTATGATACATATTCAATCACAGTAATTACATCATGACAGAAGAAAACAACAACCTCAAAGAAAGATACCAACTCTGGAGAACACAAATTAAATCATTACTCCAAACAACTAATGATGTGGTGAAAGAGTTTGATAAGTCCTTACTCATGAAAGAGGAAATCAGAAAGGAAAGATTATCAATATGTGATGAGTGTGAGTACTATAAAAAAGAGTATAATTTATGTCAAAAATGTGGTTGTAATATGAAACTGAAAACTAAATTGTATGCAGCCAAATGTCCCATAGATAAGTGGTGATGAGTATTACTTAATACACCATGACAGTAACAAATGAAATCCATTGCAAATACTGCAATATAACTCCCCCCAAATACCATTGGAGACCCTATACCTGGATGTATAAACATCAGTGTAATTGTAAGAAAAAACCCAAAGATTAGCATTTCAAGATATATTAAAAATGGATAAAAAAACATGGCTGGAAATGTTATCTTATTGAGAAGAATTCTCTGGATACTATCCAATAATACCCTTAGATAAACCTTTGAGAATACCTTTGGAAATGTGCGGGGCCGTTGTGAGTAAAGCCCGTCATAACACAGGAGAGAGTCTTTGTCAACCCCCAGATTTATCAGAGATTTCTATCAGAGATCTCGACTAGATTATGAACACATATCACAGATCTCGACTAGATTCGCATATATAGTGCTATAATCATCAAGTACACAAACATCTCGACTAGATTCACACATGTACGACGATTTCGCACTAGATCACATCATTGATGTGCATTATGAAAGTCTCGACGAGATTGACACATATGCACATAATCTCGACGAGGAATATGCACACAACACATACGATCTCGTAGAGCTTGCATACAAGCATTACGCATGATATAATGTACATCTAGATTCACACATCACATGTCATACGCAATGTCTGTCGCACAAAAACGTCACGTACGTGTCATATTAGACATGTATGTTTATGATGATCTGGAGCTTCCACAAGATGATGAGAATTGGTCAAAGCTGTTGGGATTAGAAGGAGACGAAGAGTTATATACAACAATTAAAGATGATAATTATTCATTTTAAATTTAAATAAACATTAATCAAGAGATACTGTGACAGTTCGTGGATTGGCAGTTGGGCCATCCCTGGGCCGAGGCCAATTCTCAAACTGTCCACTAATCTCCCTATTGGTCCCGTCTTCGTGTAATGTATACATGTTGACGGGATTTTTTCATGTTTGATGAACTTTGGTCCGAAATCAATGATGCTCAAGGTGAAATCTTTGACGTGATAGATTACAAGGAAGAATGGGAAGAAAAGGAGAACAAATTTGATGTAGAAGATTACATCAACTCCAACATCGATTATTGATCACAACTCACAAACAACAAACTAACAACAACTCCATGACCACAAACATTCAGAAACTCCAACTCCTGGAAATATTCACCGATGAGGAATTGGATGCCATTTATGATGCCATGGCAGACTTTCAGGATCATGGTGAGAATGAGGAAAAAATTGCCATGAGTGTGCAATCCAAATTGACTGCAATCTTTGCAGAAAAGTAAAGAGAAAAAACCAATTGGGGGGCTGGCACAAGCCCGCTTGATCTCTCCCCGAATCCATGGCATTGTGGCCACATACAAACAAACACACACAAATCTGATGACTGAAACTTACAACGGTTGGGCAAATTGGGAGACCTGGAATGTTGCTCTCTGGATTCAGAATGAAGAGGGTTTGTATAAAGAAGCAAAGCGTTGTGCAAACTATCAACAATTGGTCAATTTTTTGTATGATTGTGGTTTCACAGAAACCCCTGATGGTGTTAAGTGGGATGATGCCAATATTGACGGCATTGAAGTTAATGAAATGATGAAAGATCTTTGATTAAACTATTCATTTTTACCAACTGATTAACAACAACATGCAAGAGCTTAAGTTTCTGATTCATGGCGAACATCACCGTTCGAATGGTTGGGTGATGAGCGATTGTCTCTCCTATCTGTCAACAACAGCTGAAGAGGCAATTGCTACATGTAACCGCCTTAATCCACAGTTTCAGATTCACCACGTTGAAATTGAAGACTGAAAGCTTAAAGAAATGCCAGGGGCCAGTTCGCCAACTGGTTTTCCACAACGGTATCAACCGATACAGCAAAAAACGCCAAAGTGTGCAAGCCTAAGATCATGAACAAAACACAAGCAATCGAAACCCTGACCGCCCACTACGGCGGCGCCTATGTCGGAACCTTTGTGGTTCCCGCTGTCTCTCCTACCCTTGTGGAGTCCATCCAATGGGAGGGTGACGAGGGAAAGACCTTCCACAAGTGGGAGTGCGATCCCAACCCTGTCATGGTTGAGGATTCTCAACTGATCGCACTGGCGAAGCACTACGTGTGACGGTCGGGCTACCGGCCCACTTCACCACTGATCTGCCCCATGGGGGCCCTATACTGGCCACATCCAAACGAATCCGTTTCATGCTCTTTTCTTCGTTCGCCGTTCAGCCCACCGCTTGGCAGTCCTTTGACGAGCACGCTTGCCAGTGGGCTACAGACATCCACCACGCCTACCGCTTAGGTCAGGCATGGGATGAGCCCTGCATGATCTGGGCTGTGCCCCATAACGGCAACGCCTACCGTTGGTGCCGCTGTGATGAAAATACCAACGCCATCGCTGATACGGTGTTCGGCCGCTGAACCGGCCACCATCCCCTTGAAACCGACCCTCCAGGCCCTACAATAGCCACATGATCAAAAAACACAACGGAGCATTCCTGCTCAACGATACCGCTGCTGCCAACCCCGCCATTCAGATGGCGTTGGCATCCTACATGCAGCAGACCAAGCGGGATGCCGCCCGCTGCCAAGCGATTCGTGAGGGTCGCATCTCCAACGATGGACAGTCGGGGAGCTGGAACATCAGCGATCGTCACTGATCACCCCAGGCCCTACAATGGCCACAAGCGGATCAAACCGCACCCCTTCAAATCTTTCTCTTCTCTTTCTCATGCGTAAAATCGAAATCCAAATGAACAAAGCTATCACCGATGGCATCGATTGGACTTCAGATAACACTTCAGTGTTCACCACTGGTGATCTTTCCAGTGTCTATCTGCATGGTAATCTGATCGCTGAGATTGATAGCAACGGCATCAAGCTTTATGATGGTGACCATCAGACTGCTACCACTAAGTCTCGCCTGAATGCTATTCTTTCTGAGCACGGAATCTCTGGAGAGTGTGTGTTTCAGAAGAATTTTGAGTGGTTCATTCGTCTCTACAATGGCACTGAATTCTTCACCACTGAGTTTCGTTCTGGAATGCGGCTTGGTGCTCTCACCACTGCAGATCTTCTGGTCTGATTCTCACTCACTCTTTCTTTCTTAATTAACAACAACTAATGGCTATTTTCTCCGTCTGCTCTGACATCAAAACCAAAGAAATTCGTCTGGTTGAGCGTAACAGTCAGACCGATATTCAGCCTGCCCTGGGGCAACGCTACCCAGGCACAGCTGCATTCTTTGCTGGTGTCTATGCCGAGAAATATCACCAGGAAGCAATCGATAAGCTTCCCTCCTTTGAGTGATAATTAACCCACCAAACAGTTTCATTATGAAATTCGATAAGCTTGTCACAGAGATGATGACAGCAGCAGAATTCAGCTTGATCAGGGAGAAGAAACATCGCGTTTGGAAGCATCACACAGGAGCTGTAATTACGACCTCTAAGACAGTCTCAGATCACAGGGCTTTGAAGAACATTCAGCGGGACATTCGCAGGGCATTACAGACAGTCTGAGACACAGCCTAAGCATCATCAACCACACACAAGCTGCACCGTTAATTGACAGTTATTAGCGGCGCGGTTTGTGTTACTTAGCGCGGCGATGGGCCCCCCGTGTTTAAAACGGGAAGGATCCCCCAATCTATAAAGTGTTACCCAAGAGGGCTTTATGTTTCATCGAATACTTTTTCAAAAACCCCCACCCCATATATAATTCCAAGAGAATAAACATCGAGATGAAAAAAAATTCTGGGCCAATAAAATTAACCGTAGAGGTCGATCCAGTGACTCATGAGTATATGATATTACTTCCAGAGTATCTTGTAAATGATATGGGATGGTACGATGGGACGTGCCTCTCAGCGTCTCTAGATGGCAATGATCTTGTCATCGAAACGTGTGAGACGATAGATTGACAGCCACTATATAATACGTTAGAATAACTGAGTTCATCATTCCAACTATGGCGAAAGGATTTACAATTAAAGCGAAACCACCCGCAGCGAAAACAACAACCGAAGAGTGGGATTATGAGAAAGCCCGTGAGATGGTAAGGGGGAAGACGATTGTCTTCTGTCTACCAGGAAGGGGAGTATCATATACGTATCTTAAGAATTTTGTACAACTGTGTTTTGATCTGGTACAGGCAGGGGCCGCGATTCAGATTTCACAGGACTACAGCAGCATGGTAAACTTTGCTCGTTGTAAGTGTCTCGGAGCAAATGTTCTGAGGGGTCCCGATCAGATTCCCTGGGATGGTAAACTGAAGTACGATTATCAGTTATGGATTGATAGTGATATTGTGTTCAATACCGAGAAGTTCTATCAGTTAGTACTGATGGATCAGGACATTGCATCTGGATGGTACTGTACCGAGGATGGTCGGACAACCTCTGTGGCACACTGGCTAGAGGAGGATGACTTTGCGAAGAACGGTGGAGTCATGAATCATGAGACACTGGAGACGATGAAGAATCGTCGCAAACCATTCACGGTTGATTATGCAGGCTTCGGATGGATCCTCATCAAGCACGGAGTCTTTGAGAATAAGGAGATGAAGTATCCATGGTTTGCACCGAAGATGCAAGTCTTTGAGAGTGGTGATGTACAAGATATGTGTGGAGAGGATGTTTCCTTCTGTCTGGATGCAAAGGAAGCAGGATATGAGATTTGGTGTGATCCCCGTATCAGGGTCGGTCACGAAAAGACTCGTGTTATCTGAGGTACATGCAAATGGCTAAGAAAAAGAATCACTACTATAATATCTACCGTGGGCAACAACTTGTCCACGAAGAACTCACCGAAGAAGAGTTCATGGATCAAATGGAATGGTACGCTCATGAGTACTATATGACTCAGGATCCCACATTGAATCCTGGAAACTTCCGTCACGAAATGAAACAACTACTAGAGGAGTGAATTAATTATGGCAGTACGTGCAAAAGTCGGCCTAAACAAGACTAATTTCCAACCTGGCAAACCCAAAAAAACTCGTCAGGGATGTTCTCAGAACACAAAATATGCGGCGTCGTCCCGTAACTCGGCTCGTAAGCCTTATCGTGGTCAGGGTCGCTGAAGAAATGATTATGGAACCCAAAGAAGAATGGAACCAAATACATCCACAAGATCTTTGGGTTTATAACAAACTCATTTTAAATCAACGTCTAAGGCATCTCTGTGGACCTACAGGGGTGCCTGTTCCATTTTCTGGGGATTATATCGTTCGACCCAGTATGAACCTTCTAGGGATGGGCCGCTTTTCTCGCATAGAGACTATAAAAGATTCGACAGATCACTTCCATCCTGCAGAATTTTGGTGTGAGATCTTTCATGGCCCACATATGAGTGTGGATTATCAATATAAAGAATCAAAATTAGTCATTCTTGGTGAAAGAGATGCATCGGATCCTCTTTACAAGTGGAAAAAATGGACTAAAATTGACAAAAAAGTAAAATTTCCTTCAATTTTGAATAATTTGGTCGGTGCATATGAGTGGATTAATTGTGAATTCATTGGCGATCATCTAATTGAGGTACATTTTCGTCAAAATCCAGATTTTAGATACGGAAATTCGGTAGCAATACCCGTCTGGAAAGGTGAAAATATAAAAAAAAGAGAAAATTTAGTATTTGTTGAGGATCCAGATTATTTGAGAGAGGGATTTTATCTGGATACCCTATAAATACATAAAGTTCATGGTCGATTAATGGCAGTCAAGAGAGTTTCAAGGGCATTTAAGGACATTTCCTTGTCCTTTGAGCCTCATCCTGTCACAAAAGACCTACCAATTTTAAAAAATGAGAGAGCAATTCAGAGGGCTGTTCGTAATTTAGTTGAAACACACTTTAATGAGAGATTTTTTAATCCAGAATTAGGTTCACCCGTAGGAGATTTGCTTTTTGAGTTCGTAGATTATGGTGCTTCGGGTCAAATTCAGGAGCAAATAAGATCAGTAATCGAACAATTTGAACCTAGAGTAGATAATGTAGAGGTGGCTGTAAGACCAATGCCAGATTTGAATGAATTTGAGTGTGTTATTGCATATGATATTATCGGATTACCAGCTCCCACACAAGAATTCACGTTCATCTTAGAGGCAACAAGATAATGCCATTCACAAAATATACAAATTTAGACTTTGAACAGATCAAGGATCAAATTAAAGACTATTTGAGAGCAAATTCAGACTTTACTGACTTTGATTTTGAAGGATCCAACTTTTCTGTTCTAATTGATACCT